TATGCTTACTTATTGAACTAAATATTGACCGGGCGCAAGTATGGTAGGTGGCGTACTAGCTTGCATGCCTTTTTCAGCTAATTGCTTCCAAAGTAGAGTCTCAGGACTACCTTGAATAGTAAGTAAACAGTCTGACCAAATTCTTCCAACGAAGTTATTTTGAAACTCTGTACGAGAAAGTTTCGCACCTGTTCGTTCGCTACGTCCCGTACAATCATCAAATGTTTGCGCAAAAATATTATAATAAATGTCTGTATCTTCAACCATATCGTTATCTCCTTGTTCTACTAAATGTAAATATCCACTATACTCACTCCAACCTAAATAAGTACAACTACCGTGCGCTGCTGCATACACACTAATTAAATTGGCTAAATTAGGGTGAATATAGCCTGTTGCGTGCCAGCCAGCTTGTGTTGATGAAATGACTGTACCATTGGCAAGTGCAATAGCAGTATGGCCATCTCGATTATCTCCTAACGAGAAATACACTTTAACAGCCATACCAGATGGAGGCTGTTCATTTGCATGGTTTCCATTGCCATAGTTGCTATTCCAAGCGGTTATTGCAGATGGGTATTTGCCGATAGCCGTCCATAAGCCGGTTGAACCGTCTATATATGGCTTACTTGCTTGACCAAAAATGCCTTCACCAAAAGCTTCACATAAGCCACCGTAATACGGCCAATTAAGATTCGGCTGGGCTATCTGTTGGTACATCTGTTTCGCTCTCGGTTACTTCAGGTGTTTCTTCTGTTGGTGCTCCATCTGTTTCATCTGTTGGTACATCTGTTTCAGGAACTTCAGGAACTTCAGGCGTAACCTCTTCACTGGGAGTTTCCTCTTCAACAGCCTCTTCAATAGCTTCCTCAAATGCTTCTTCAGCCTCTTCAAGCTTCACCTGTTCAGGATTAGTGCTTTCAGCTGCTTCTGGTTTAGCAGTAAGTTCTGTTACTGCATCTTTATCTTCTGGTTTTACGAGAGCTTCGTTCGCCTCAAGTTGCGCTTCATGGTTCTCTTGCGCTTGTTCACGAGAACGTTCAAAGTTGATTTCTTGTGGTGTTTTTTCTATAGTTTCAGTCATAATTCTAGTACTCCAATTTAATAACTTTATATTAGCAAGTAATGGCAGTAAAAGCAAGGTCGCTCATAGTACCCGTAAGCTTTACATACCACCCTGTAGGTTTGAAGCTGTTGGTAATGCTACTGAAGCCATTGTTTGTGTCCTGTATAAAACTATTTAATAGCTCTATAACTGTTTAGACACTCTTTTGGTCTTGCGGTAGCTTCTTTTAGCCTTACCTAAGTTATTGCGACTATAGACTTTTATCTATGTATGAGGACATTATACCATCATATTAGTTAATTATCAACCAGTTAAATGTACTGCTGTCTGTTATTAAGGAACTATTAACCACGAATGATGTACCAGCCGTCTTTGTACCCACTGATAGTTGTCCGGTGCTGCCAGACGTATCGGTTATAAATATAAGACTTGAAGCTGTTACAACAGAGGTAGATATAGTGGCTGTACCTGAGGCTAGTGTACCTGTTCCAGCCGAAGCATTCGTACCTGTAGTAATAGATATCTTCTTTAGTAGAGGAATGATGAGACCGTTGTTAAGGTTAGTAGTTCCGGTGAGGGTGATAGTACCCGAAGTTGTTATTGGATACGCCGTACCTGCTGCACGGAGTCCAGCGTTTGATAACACTACCCCTAGATCATTGGTAGCCACTGACTGAATAACAGGGGTAGCATTGTAAAAGCCTAACTTCTGACTTGTTGCTGTACCAATCTTAAGTCCGGTAGTCGTATCAGTGATTATACTTCCGGCATTTATCGTCGCACTCGTTGTGAAGCTCGGTGTTACGATCGTCGGAGAAACTGACATTACAAGATTTCCAGCTGTACCCGTTTGACTTGTCGTTGCGAGAGCTGTACCACCATTGATAGAAAGAGATGTAGGGAAAGAAACTACCCCATAGCCGTCTGAATCACCGAGCACTAAGTCAATAGCTGTAGCGTTCAAAGTTCTAACAGTTGCTACTCCTGCATCAAAGTTATTCATTAACTCGATAGCAGCCGTACCTGTGTCCATAGTCAGAGCCGTAGAACCAGATACAGATGAGTTACTCTGGTAGGCAGTAATAATTACTCCCTTGGAAGAGCCTGTAATATAGATTTCCTTGGATGACTTACTTTGGTAGCCATAACAACCGCTTAGTGTCGTTCCAAGTGAAGCAACAGAAGAACCATCTGCACCCACGTAGAATCCATTAGCAAGTGTGTGCGTACCATCAAGTTCAAACCCAGAGGAATAAATACCTACCGAGTTACATCCCTCAATAGAGTAAGCGTTACCAGTTACATTCGTCGAGATGTCACATGCACATGATTGAAGTGTGATATACGTACCGTTCACAATACGGAATCCATACTGAGTAGGAGCGTTGGCATAACAGTTTATGAGTGATATAGAGGTTGATACAGAGCCGTAGTGAGCAAGTGCTGAACCGTTAAAGAAGTACCCACCGTAACATTGATACGCATGACAGTCTCGCAAGGTAGAGACAATAAGACTTTCAAAATTAAAGCCATACTTGCCCGTTCCACCGAATCCATTAGCACGTACGTTGTCAATCGTCCACTGGATAAAGGCTGGAGCAGATGTCGCCTGTTGTGCTGCGTAAATACCGTTACCAGAGTTAGTAGCTGTACCAGAGAAAGCAACACAAATATTCTGAATAACAATACCCGCTGATTGTGCGCCGTTTGCAGGGTCATTTAAGGCCTTAATAACGTCTATACCAGTAGTAGTCTGGTTGATGATAGTACCTGTTACGCCACTAGAACCCGAACCTTGTAGTGTGATGTTAGAATACGCCACGATCGTAGGCGTGGTTCCACTATAGAGCTTAATAGGGTTAGTCGATATCTTATATGTTCCTGCTGGGAATTTAACTATACCACCACCATTAGCGTGTGCTGCATCTACGGTAGCCTGAATAGCTACGGTATCGTCAGTTGTACCGTTACCAGTAGCCCCATATGCTTTAACATCAAAGACAATTTCACCTTTATCAAGTAGATCACCAGCATTGAATGTTTGTGCTGCTGACCATGTGTTAGGGCTAGACGCAGAGACACCACTTGCGTAGTTTGGAATGTTTAAAGCACCTCCTGTAAGAGTCGCTGCTCCGGAAGTACCGGTAGTGGTAAGGGTTAGAGCTGCCTGTTTAGCTGCTAAGTCAGTAGTAAGGTTAGTAACTTGTGATTCTGCTATCTGAATAGCTGTTGAGGTAACTGCTGTTAGAAGTCCTTTAGCGTTAGCAGTTATAGCTGCCACTGTCGTTGCACTTCCGAAGCTACCAACATTAGAGTTTACGGTTGCTAAAGTAAGAGCGTTGGTGTTATTTGCACCTCCGTTGAATGTACTACCGGCGCTCGTAGCATCTCCAGTTACTATTCCTATAGTTTGACCTGTTTGAAGAGTAGTTGCTGTTCCTGCGTTACCTGCGATAGTAGTAATTGTCACATTACTACTTAAAGTACTACCATTTACAGTTGTTGTTTTTGGCACTAATAGCGCTTCGGCTGCTTCGGCACGAGTTGTCTCAGTGGCTACTGCTGTGGTAGCCGTTCCAGCAGCATCAAAAGCCGATGTATTCTGCGTTGCAGCAGTTCCTAAGCCTAGATTGGTTCGGGCAGTTGCGGCGTTATTAAGATCAGATAAGTTATTGAGAATTGCGAGCTTTGTTGAATCTACTACAGTTTGAGTAACCCAAACCATATCAAAATCTGCATTACTATTTTTACCTAAAATTTGACCCGTAGTACCACCAGCTATAATTCCAGCTCCGGGCTCACCAGTAAGCAAAACGGTGCTAACAACAGAGGTTACAGACTGAGAAATACCAGTTATTTCAACAGCACTATTCACCGTAGCTAGATTAACTTGAATGGTATAAGTAGGATTCATCTAGATTACATAATCCTGTAGAACCTTTACTTTGCAGGTTATTGGTGTAGCAACACTTGTACCACTTTGTTTAAGCTGTACTTCTGCAAAATAAGTTGATCCTACTGTAAGTGCTTTAGACTCAGTCGTGGTGATGGTAAACGCATAATGTGCGCCTTGAGAGTCAGTAGTCAAAGTCTGATTAGTTCTAATAGCAGCTGCGTCGCTGTTACTGGTAGGAGCAGGGTCGTCCGTTAAAGCTGCATCAAGAGTAATTGTACTCCAGTCAAAACCAACTGAAGGGTTAGAAAAAGAAAAGTAAAAAGTAGGTGTATCTCCTCGTTTGAATGGGTCTAGTTCTACCGTTATATTAGTAGCCATTTAAGCTGTCCTATTCCACAGATAGGTAACGATATATGGAGGTAAGTTGTTGTGTGCGCCCCCACCTCCGGTATTTCCTACTGATATAGAAGCGTAGCCAGTTTGAGTACTTTGAGGTACAGGACTACTAGCAGTATTAAGATTAACATTTCCTTGAATAGCCGTAGAACTACCTCCGGCAGTAGCTGTTGTTTCGCCGTGTGTGTGTCCTGCATCTGTTGCGGAGTGGTTGTGTGAAGGCATTTCACCAGTAACGAGTGTATGATTAGACTCACCACCAGTAGCACCACCTGTAAATGTCTCATCACTTGTTCCAGCTCCGATAATAGTGCGTCCAGTAGCAAAAGCTGTCCATGTACCAAATCCAAAGGTGGTAGCAGGGTTCGTGCCTGTTGTCTCTATGTAGATCGAACCTACTGGATAAATTTGCTTAAGAGCATTGGTAGCGAGTGCGCCTGTATCGGTATGAGAAACGCCTAGAATAGTCGAAAAGTTATCAGCCCATGCGGTTGTAGGCTTGAGAAGTATAAGATCACCAGCTGAGTTACCAAGATCAGTATATCCCGGCGCAATAGTGTCAATAACGAGTGTTGAACCAGAAACATGTCCATAAAATACAAATACAGTTGTTGGGTCTAAAGTATCATCAGATTGTTCAGTACCAGATGTGGCAATAAAATAAGCCGGCCAATTAGCCACAGAATCTACATCAATAACGCTTGAACCACTTGATCTAATTGACTCAACAGTTGCTGCAACTGCTTCTCCGCTACCATTGCTTGCATTTATGTGTTTCAGGCTCATTGATTAGTAACTCCTCTTGTGCTTTTATAATAGCACATTTATCTCTGTTTTTAGTTGTTGTAAAAATTACAACACTTTGATTTCTATTTGAGGCAGAAAACCAATAAAAATAGCCCCGTAGGGCTATTTTTATAATCTCGATCCGATTAGGAAATTGTACCAGTTTCACGAACAAGTGAGATGTTGTTGGTCTTTGTAGAGTCAACAAATGTATCACCTCGGTCACGCATTTGAACTTCGATACCGCTAAAGCCTGACATTTCTGTAAGAACTTTGTAATCGGTAGGAGTCATCTTAGGCATAACGTTGATGATCGCACGCTTGTCAGCCATCAGCACATAGATAGGCAACTGTGAGCTTGCACCAAGAAGTGTGAAGTAGCTGTCAGGAGTAGCGATACAAGTAACACCCTTAAACTTACCAAGGAAGGCACTGTTAATAGCTTGGTTGTAACCAGCGTCAGAACCTGTAAACGTAATCTGGTTAGAGAGTGCGTTTGCATAGCTGTCTGCAAGCCATGCGATAGTGTTATTAACATCTGCACCCTTAGCGTGGATATTAATAAACGCTTGACCAAATAGGGCGCTAAGACCAGTTGAAGGAAGCGCTCCACTTGAGAGGGTAACTAGAACATCGTTTGCTACGTTTCGACCAAGTGCAACTTTGTTTAGTGAGTAAACATCGTGTGCAGGAACGAAGATGTCATTAATTTGCTGTTTAGCCCAAGCAGCTGCGAAGTTGGCAACTGGTGTATCTTGAATAAGTGTTTGCTGGATTCTTTGGAACAATGCTTGGTTGTACGCAAGCGATAGGCTTTGTAGGGTTGTACCAACAAGACCAACGGTAACTGGAGTAACACTTGTCTCTGTGTAAGAGCTAAGTGTACCATCAGGGGTGGCAACAATCTGAATGGTGTTGTAGCCGTTATCACCAACATAAGGTGCGAATACTGATTTTAGCGAGAGTGGAGTCGCCATCAGATTGGAGGTAGTTGTGCCGTAATTCTGAGTCATAATTATGTATCTTCTTTCGTAAAAAATCTATTAAAAGGCATTAGCCTATATCAGAATTATACAGCTTATGTCAATACGAAAGCAAGCATTTTATTCTCTAGAAATCGAAGTTCACTTGGTCATCTGGTAAGTACGCTGGAATAGAACTTGTAATAGAGTCAGTATTGATAAGAAATGTACCTGTTGTAGCGTTGAAAAACTGCAAAATAGCATCACTCATATAACGAATTGCGTCTGCATAGTGAGATACTGTCGTGTGTTCTGCACCCTCATAATCACCAGTATAGGCATTGAACTTACGTTTATAGAGCACCATTTTCTCAAATAACTTAGTTGTCCCAGAAGCTTCAGCAGTCACGAACGGACTATTCATAAGCTGAATTGCATCGTCGAGTCCAGCTTCTTTACGCCTTTTACGAATTAGAGTGGCATTCGGTAATCCAAGTTGCTTTAACTTAACCATACGCTGTATTCCGTCGCTATCACGCTTACTACCATCGTGAGGGAAGAAGTGATACCCATAATTACCAGCATACGGCAGACTATTAATAAACTGGACTAGTAGCTTATCGTTTACAACATGAGTCTCATACGCATCTATGATGTTCAGAAGCTTAGCACCATAGGGCTTTCCTTCTTTATCCACTTTTCTATAATATTGCCAAAATACACCAGCCGTTGAGTCTCCCCCCCCTCCTAAATCCCATGAAGTGAAAACGGGATAGTTTGGATCATAGGGGTGATTACCGATAAGACCAGACTTCCGTTTACTACTAATAATGTTACCGTAGTAGCTTGTTTCAAGTGCTTGACCCTCATCAAGCAAATACTCTTGTCGGAACATAAAGTCATTACCGTACTGAACAATACACTGTTGGCGAGCCATTTCTAGCTGTTCAGCAGTCATGTATTCAGTTGCAGGAACACGACTAGAATATTGTTTTGGATCTTTTTCAGCTGCAATACGAAGTTTTACAAAAGTAGCACCCGATACACCATCTTGTTTTGGTGTGGATTCAATGATAATTTGACCCCCATTAGCAATCACAATAGGGATAATAATGCTTAACACACCTGAATGGATATCCACAAACTCAGATAGGATATATAGTTTGATGTTGTTACCACGAAGCTTTTCAGGGTCTGCGTTTGCGCCAACAAGATCGAGTGTCGAACCATTTAGAAGCGACATCGACATATTATCTTTTGTCGAAGTGAAGCTGCTTCGCAGTGCAGGTGGAATATGCTCAATTGTCTTAAAACCGTCATTTTCAAGGTTATTCCAAAATGAACGATATCCCTGCTCAGCAGTAGGGTAAATAATCATAACACCCATTGGCTCTTCAACCATACGCTGTGCAGCGTAAACAAATGTCGTCAATCCCTTACCAGCTCGTCGTGCCCATTCAGTAACGACGAACCAATAAGGACGAATATCAGTTAGATAAGTAGATTGATACCCCCTCGGATCAAAGTGTTGGGGGACTTCCATGTCAGCCTACTTCTGGTGAGGACGTTTAGTAGAACGCTTAACTGGAGCTTTCTCTGGAGTTTCAAGTACAGGTGGCGATTCAATCTCTGGTGATTCTTCAACAGGAGTTTCGTCAACTACACCCGGCACAACTGTGTTCTCTCGATATTCAACAGGCAAATCCTCACCCAAGAAAGCCTCTAAAGAAAGATCAGGTACTTTAGTAACATCGAACTCTGGCATAGCTTCAGGACGAGCTTTAGCCTTAAGTTGGGCAACCTTTTCCTCATAACTAAGTTGGTTCTCACGACGTTGTACATTTTGTTGTTTTTCAGGATCTTTACCAAGTTCCTGTTGGTGAAGATAGTAACTCAAAAAATCTGCGTGCGTCATACCGTCAGTCGGTACTTTAGCAACTGCAGCTACCTTTTCAATCATATCGCCATCTGATTCCCATAACTCTAGCAATGCTTGAATCTCTGGTTTCAAACGAATCCCGAAGTCTTGGCCTCGATCTGAGTTCGGAGACATATTAGAGCTATTCATAAGAGCAGCTAACTTA